CGGACTGAAACTCACTGAAGAACAACAGGCGGCTTTGGCCGTCGCCATCGGGAGCGCCATTGTCGGATTCGCAAACGCCCTCAAAACCAAATACCCCGATAAATTCGGCTGGCTCTAAAAAGGATCGTCCCTGGTGGAAGCGGCTGCTTCTTTCTTTGCGGCCGGCTCTACCGAAACACGACCCGGATTTCGAAGAGGACATGAAATTCGGAGTGAAAGGAAAAATAGATTTCTAATGGACTGTGACCACGCCTGGCAATGTTATGGAGTTTGGGGAAGGGTTTATTTGTACGATAATTACATTGAGGGCGTTCAGCACTTTGTCGCTTGCCCGAAATGCAGGACGGTGGAGGAGATTCCTACTGTTCAATCCTGATTAGTTTAGATGTGCCGCCGCACTGGCAGGAAAGTTTTCCGAGGATTGCGGCATTCCCTCGCTTCTTCCTATCAATTTTAATTATCTTCTCTTTGCCGCAGGAATCGCATACAAAGATCGTTTTCATGGCATTCTGAACACAGGAATCATCATCTTCCTTCACCCGGTAGAGGGGCTTTTTATTTTAAAGCTCCGCTTCAATCTTCTCCGCCCGTCCGCAAAAGCAGTTTATGCAGTCCCGGTATTTTGGAGGATTGAATAAGATCTGCTTCGGATGCTCGATTGAAAATTCTATTTCGCATTCAGGGCAGCGGTAGGTGACTGTGAGTTTATTCACAGCCTTCTCTTCTTAATTGATTCCATGGATTTATTAAAAGCTATTGTCTATTTCGTGGGGTGGCTTTGGATACCAGCCATCGATTTTAGCAACCATAATTGGCCTAACAGTTTCCATTTCGTGCATGGTACACGCCAAAATACACGCTTCCCTAATCTCTGTGGGTGTGTAATTCGATTGCCTTAGTTGATACCTAACCATATCTACAAACTGCCTGTAGGCCGGGTCGTTTTGATATTTCTTATCTGGTGTCATTTCATAGTCTCTCATTATCCTGCCCTCTTGGTTCCTTGGTTAACTGCCCTTGCTGTGCTTCTTTGGTTTTCTCACTTCATCCGGTTCTTTACGCCACGGACAGGACAGCTCTACAAGGTTTTGATATTCCGTGGTTCCTTGAAGTCCCATTTCTTCCATCATCCGCATTATTGCCTGCATGATGTATTTGAGCCGGAAGCCGTTTAACTCCTCACTCATCATTGACCCCTTTTTATTAAAGGCAGCGCTTTCTCGTGTCTGTACCCGCACCAAGCACACACACCATCAGCCACAGCTATCGCCCAGTTCTCTCTTTTGCATTCAGGGCATCTTACCATGTAAAAATAACCTCTATCATCGATAAAGTTCTCGTCCATCTATCCCTCGTCTTTATCTTTATTATTAAAAGAATCCCAAACACAGTTTTCTTTATGATGTTCTGATGTGGCCGTCTGAGTTGCGGAGCAATACCTACAAAACCGGCCTTGCCCTTGCCAATAAAAAGGATTCGTTGCGGCAATCACTTCCTGCGCGGCTTTGAGTTGGGCTTCAAGCATATCCGCCCTATCTGCTTCTGCATGAAGTTGAGACGTAGCTGCGAACGCAATATCTCTTTCTGAATTAATTTCCTGCTCCTTCTTTTGAAGATCATTTTTTAACTGCAAGATCTCAGAGGCTTGTCTGTGATTCTCGACGCGGCAAGCGGCAATCAGTGAGTTGGCTGTTCTGACTTCAGCTAAAAGTTCTTCGTATTCGTATCGATGCTCATTGCCCATTGCTTACCTCTTTGGTTAAAAGCGCGGCTCTCGCGATCCTCTTTCTGTCGCCGGTATACATTCTGTCTTTGGCGATTTCTTGTAAAGCTTCCCGCAATCTCTTATTCTCCGCTTCAAGTCCCTTAATCTTCTGAAATGCCGCTGATTTCCATTCGGAGGTGTCTTTTGAGAGAAGGCCTTCAAGTTCCTTAACACGCTCCATCAACTCATAAACCTCTTTAGGCGTCCAGTCCACGTCACAGGCGCAGTCTACTGCTGACCTTGCCGCACATTTACAGCCCATTCCGTCACTCATATCTTCTTTAAACTCCTCGATTAAAAGCTTTGGCTTCAGCGCGGATGGCCTCTGCAATCGCACGTTTGAGGGTTCTCCATCCGTTTTCTAGTTCTTTAATCCAATAACGCTGATCAAGTTCCTTGTGTTCTGCAATCTCAGCCGCTCTTTCCATTCCTTTGGCGTAGAGTTCCTTTAATTTCTTCAAAGCATAAGTATTCATTATGTTTACTCTGGCGGTGTCGTGTGAGCGGTAAACGATATTGCCGCCAAATTCCATGCTTGTAATAAGATCTTTATAGATCTCCGCTATCTCTTCCTCAAACTTATCGCTCATTGGTAACGGCTTTATTGGGTAGTTTGTCAAAAAACTTTCCATAACACTTCACATGCCGATGCTCGCCTAAAAATTTCCACCATTCTTCTTCCGTTGTTATTGGTTCCTTGCATTCTTCGCAGATCATTTCTCTATTCCTCCGTCTCTGTTATTAAAAGCATCCAAACAAAAGCCGGGGATTGCTCCCCGCATAGTTTCCTGCGCTTTACGCAGGCGCTCAATGAGCTACGGCACTAACGCGCCGCTTTTCCGGGCTAATATTCCAGCCCGATATACTTCTTAAAATCTTCCGATAGCGTGGCGATTCCTATCGGTCTGCAATCAGGCTTACAGAAAAAACCTTTTCCGTCTTTATCCGCCCAATGCACCCACGCCGAAAGCCAGCGGCCTTTTCCTTTGTAGCGACCCCGAACTTTTGCCGCCAAAGCGCCAGTCATGAAGATAGCAAAGACCTTCTGGCCTTTATTAAAGACCTTCGTGTCTCTCGTCATTCTAAAGAGGTTCGTTTTTTCCATAATGCCCGTGATTATACCAACAATCTTTTAACATTACTCCGCCTCTGGGATTTGTGGGGGTAAAGGCATCCTCGCTATAGTTCGTAGCCATACTTTTCTTTGTGTTTGGATTTCTCATATTTCCGCAAATGCTCAAGGACAAGCTCAAACCACTCAATCCATTCGTCATGGCTTAATTCGCAGTTAAGGCTCATACCTCTGCCGGGATTTTTATACCAGCGAAATTCAACCGTGCTAAATCTGAAGTTTGGCTTTTCTGCTTCCGTTTCGTCATCTCCCCAGTAATACGGACGCCACTCAATAAGAGGTATTCCCGGATCGGCATTTCCGTCCCATTGCTCTTGCTTCACGTTCCAGTAAACACGCTCCATCTCTTCCTTGATGTAGAAAAACAGAGCCTCAACCCACTCAGGGCAGTTGTATCTTCCTGTAGGGTTTCCAAATGCAAATTGTCCAAGTTCCGGCTCGTATTCGCTCATCCTCTTATTCCTTTGCTCTGTTTTTTAACTGCATCCTACTCAGTGGCTTTCTTTAATTCTTCGTCGATTCTCGTATATTCGGCTTCGAGCTTTGCCAAAACGCGCTTCTTTTCTTCTCTGGCGTATTCAGGATTTGAGTGTTCAAGCAAAATACACAACCGATCTAACGCCCATCCCGTTACCGTGTGAAGCTGTATAATGCGCCGAGTTCTCGCAATCGTTTTTCCGTCCAATGCCCCAAGCAGGCCATTAACCTCTCGTAATTTCTTGAGCGCTTCTTCCTCGCTATCAATCATTTAACATATACCTTTGCTTTATTTTATTAACAGCCGCCGTTGCAACGGCAATCAGCGTTAAATTGGTTGTCGTTGATACAAACGCCGTCTTTGTGGTTCTCGTGATTTCCAGACTGGCATTGACGGCACCAAGTTGATTTATTAATCATTCGGTAGTCCTCACATTTTGCCGTGCCTTTGCATAATGGGGTGGGGCGGTTTTCCCAAGTATCACCGCCTTCTTTTTCGTAGGTACATTCCGCTTCTCGATGCCACACCATTTCACACACCGGAACGTCTACCCACCAAAGCTCCCAATGCCCACCGAGCAAGCGGCGCACAAACTTAAAGTTACAGCCGAAACACTCAAGAAATTCTCGCCAACCAAAAGCCCTTAACATATCCCTTTGATACTTTCTTTTTGTTTTATTTTTAACTGCTTGCAGCTTCGCTTTGGGCATTTAGCAAATTACCGTTCTCATAGATATTCCCGATGACTTCGACATGATCTTGAAGTCTCCATAAACCTGTTGTCATGGCAGACCACTCTCCAAATTGCATTTCGACAACGCCTCGCCAAGATTCTACTTCTGATTGTTTGTGATAATTAAAAACACGCCTCATCACAATATCTCCCTCGAATATTTCTTTTCCAGATCTGTCTTTAAGGCCCGTATATTCTTGCCAGTCCGTAACATCATCAAACCGTACCGCCTCGCCAATGTTGTTCTGGCTCATCCAAATATTATTAGGCCAACTAACAAGATTCGCCTGAATCTGCAAGTATCCGAAACGCTTATTCCTAGCGTCCCAGAGCCTAAACTTTATCTCCCTCATACAATCCCTCTCTTTTTATTAAAAGCATCCTTAATTAGGGCGCGTACTGCGTACTGCATATCCGTTGGGGTGCCAACTCGGTTGTCTAAAGCCATTACCTTTTTTAATAAATCCAACAAAACAACATCTTCTGGCGCCTGCATTAAACCAATTTCCTTTGATTTGATTAGTCTGATAATTGTAAGCGCTCTAGCATTCGCTTCAGTTGTGTCTATAAAATTATGGTTTTGTTTCTCTTCAATGGATTTTGCTTCAACCGCCCACCACTTATTATTTCCTTGCCAAAACGGAAAGATTCTCCAAGCGCCTTCCGGCGTCATCATCTCGCCAAGTTCAGCGACTGTGAAAGCGGAAACCATCTTTGTCATTTGCTTTTCATCAATATGCGCGCCGTAAAGGTAATTCGGGCTATACCTAACCCAGCGATCTTCTTCACATTGCCCAGGAAATCTAAACCAGAGTCCAATCTCTGAATGTTCTTCTAGACCAATGGGTCCCCAGAAAAACTCGCTGTCCTGCCTGACCCCTAGCTCTTTTAGCTGTGTAGCAAGCTCTACGCTACAGACTTGTTCTGTGAGCTTCATCTTGTTCTCCTCAATGCCCGTTGTTTAACTGTCACGCTTTTAACCTACCCTCTCTTTAGGGGGTTGTTGTTAAAGGCCGCTGACTCTAAAGGGTATCGCCGTCATAACCTGGGAGGACGTAATCATCGTCTTCGCTGTCTTCAATTTCTTCATCTTCCTCTCTGCGACATTTCGGATTGTGGCATTCGTCGCATCCGCAACCCTCAAAGCAATCCATCGCACAGCAAACGAAATAACACGCGTTACACATACTCCCCATACCCCTTGGTTTGTTTTGTTAAAATCACTTCTTGGAAAATCCTTTCTCACAGCCCATTTTTAATCAAGTCATCCACCGACCGCGCGAGAATATAAACCCCGCCATTCGCTTCAAAAAGCTCCTGAAATCGCTTCTGTTCCGGACTTAAGCGCCCCACCTTACTTTTACACTCGATGCCGTACAGGATGCTTCCGGTGCCGTTTGATCGCATGAGAAAAATATCCGGCACGCCGGGCATGGCCCATTTCGGCGAAGTCCAGAACCGCTTGCCGTTTTTAATCCTCTGAACGCCGGTGTTATTCTGCCGCCACCAGAAATATCCGCAGGCGTCAAGGTACTGGCAACAGGCCGCTAACACTTGCGATTCCGGCCTTTTTTCAAAGGCTTTTGTCAGGTGCGAAAGCCGGTCTGGAAGACCTTCGGGGATGATGGATTTTTTCTGGTGTTTAGAGCGGTTGGTCATAGGGTTGATTCCTCTGGTTTTGAAACTGCTATTTTTTCAGGGTAATATCCCCAACACCAGCACGGAGTATTCGGTTTGTCGGGAAGATAGCCGGTTCCTTTGCAAACATCGTGTAAGGGGTCCGGTTTTTTCTCTCGTTTTGGCTGAGTCGGTTCCTCTCGGTTTTCCCATTCTCGCCAAACCTCGAACCAGTTTAAAAAATTTAGCGGTTGTTTCCAGGTTTGTACCGCTAGATGCGCTTGGTATTTACCTAGCGCATTTAAAATTCTTAAAAAAAATTCTTTACTTTGCACGGCTCGCTTGAAGATCTCTCGAGATTCAGCGACGTAGAAACGACCCTTTACCGGGTATTGCGCCCAAAGAGCTTGAAAAGCTTCTTCGGAATTAAATTCGGGCGGCGCTTTTTCAGGCTCTTCCGGCGGCGTTGCTTCGTCCTCTTTTTGTCCCTCCCTTTTCTCGCACTCTTTTTCCTCCTTTTGAGATAAGAAGAGAGAAGACGCGCGTAGGTCTGACTCCTTAGTCTGACTACTTAGTTCGACTAAGCAGTCGGACAAGAATCCGTTTGTTTTCAATAGGTTAGAAACCAAAATCAGGTCTTCTGCGGACAGTTTTAGACCGTAATTTCGGATGTAATAACCGGGATTTTTTGGCATTTTATTTCCGAATTTTTTAGCCACATCCAAACATACAATCGGGACTATTTTGTGCTCATCATTTAAGTCCTGCCACCACTCCCGGCCAAAGAAACTCGACCACAATTTAAACCAGGGTAAATCCTTGTCCGTTCGAGCCTGATATTTCTCCCAATTTAGGACGCTTATATACTTAGCCACCGACCTTCCTTTCTTTTAAATTAGGGTTACTTCTTTACAGCTTCGTCTTCGTGTTCCCGCCATTTCGGAAACCAGTCCATAAAATGAACCAGTTTTGCGGTCTTTTCGTTCACCTTGACCCGGTACCGGGAAACAGCCCGCTGGATCCTCCGGAACAGGTGTTTATTTACGATCTCCTGCTTAAAGAGCGCTTTTGCCGGTTCATCGTGAATGATGTTTCCCGGGTACGCCGCTGCGATTCTCCGCCAGGCGTCCTCCTGGTCAAAGTCGGGTTCGCATATTAAATTTTCGTTAAATTCAGATTCCCTTATTAAAACTTCAGGCGTTTTCTTTTCATTATCTTTCGCCCCGGATAATGAAACTGTTTCCGGAGAAGTTTTATTTACCTTTGCATCCGGTAAATAAATTTCACGTGGAACTTTACAATTTGTAATTTCCGGTTCCGGGTCCGGCGGCAAAGGCTTTGATATGAAAAATTTTTCAGGTTCTGGAATTGCCGGGATTCCCGGCGGATGCGATTCGGTTAACCGCCGGATTTCCGCCGGTTCTTCATCGGATTCATTGGATGGTTCAATGGACGGATTGTCCATCCGCCCGTTAACCGCCGGATTCATTCCGGTAAACCGGGGGATTTCCGCCGGAGATTCACGCTGCCTTAAATGAATCGGACCAAAAACCATCGGTTCCGTTTCGGTTTTCCCCTGGATAACCGCCGGAGATTCTTCTAACTTATTGTTGCGCTTTCCTTTGCGGCGTTTTGATTGAACGGATCTAAGCTTTTTGTCTTTTTTCCATTGACTTTCAAGATCGCCAACCCAAAGCCTCCCATTAGAACCTTCGTAAAAGTGCTTTTTGATCTTGTTCCAGACCGCCTTTTCAAACTCAGAAGCGGGGGAGTATTCTGCGGCGGAAGCAAGCTCGGCTGTGTCTTTTGGCAGGCCGTCAGCCATAATGCATTTATCCCAAAGGGTGCGGTAGCAACTGCGTTGCTCGTGATTCATGAAAGCGATTTCCGGATGATTTCCAGGCGTCCAGCGGTATGACGGGGGAGTGGGTTTTTTCATGTTTTAGTCAAGCATTCCGTTCAGTTTAAGCGCTTGCGTTAAGTAGATAATTTCCGTTCCTTCTCATGATGCGAACAGCTGCAGAAAGGCTCTTCGCAGGAATCGCAGTCCTGGGTCTTGCATTCAAGACTGTAGTGCATCAGCTGAGACAAAAGGTATTGCTTCCCGGTCCGGCTGCGGGCAATGAATCGCAGGACGGCACAATCGCGAAACTGGCCAGGTAAAGGGCAATGACGATCGCGAAAAAAATTACAACGAAAAGCACAGCTGAGAATAAATCTTTAAAATAATGCAGGATCTTAATCGCTGCTTTCTTCAGCATAAGAAATTCCCTATTACCATCTGGCTGCTTTTTTCTTTGGTGGCGGATCACCCTTTTCCCACGGCTTCTGCTTTCTGTGATTCACCGCTTTCCAGACCTTGAACAGCGTGTCCTGCTGCGGGGAAGAGGTCCACATTCCCATTTGAATGCGGGGCCGTATGGTCCTGATAAACTGAGCTTCCCAGGTCGTCAGTAAATGCAGGCGCTTTTCGATGTCTGCCAGGGCATAACAAAGCCAGGGCGGTTGATTGGCGGATGGGTCGAGGCGGAAGGTCATGGCTCCAAAATCCTCGAACGCTCGCCCCTCTTGAAAGGCTGCATGTTGAAACATCTCTGCGTTTTAAATTCAATGCTGTTTATGCAGACCCATCCGTCCTTTTCGCTTAAAAAAGGTTTTGGCTTTGACGCGCACCCCGCCATCATCAGAACGAGCAGGAGAATGGCGCGGGTCATTGGCAGTAAATCCCATGCTCTTTGCAATAATCCCGATTCGACGGGCCGCAGTATCGTTCCCCGCAAAGACAACAGTATTTATCTTCGTGATTCATTGCCGCATGTTGGACTTGGGATGGATGCCAGCAATGCTTATGTTCGCCGAATTCCTTAACCTCAAGAGCAAACGCATTTCCCCCCGCTAGCAGGGGAATGAGGAGGAGGGTTAGGAGCTTCAAGGGATTATCCAGTTGTTTTTTTCGCATTTGCGGATATGGTTCAAAATGCTTTGGGCATCGGCCTTAATACAGTCTGAAAGCGAGGATTGAAGCGGCTTGATAAAATCGGTCTTATAATTACAGCCGCGCCGGGCTTGCTCAATCCAATTCAAAAGATGCCGCGCGTCATTCTCCATACATCCCAAAATTTCACAGTCTCTTTTTAAAATAACCGGCCTGATTTCTTTCATTCCGTCCCGTCCTCACAATGAACGAATTCAGCGTCCGTCATTGCGCTTCACGGAAATAAGCAACTTTCGGCGTATAGTGCCCGTTCCCGCCGATTTCGTGTTTTAAAATGACTTTTGTGCCGTACTTTTCAAGCTGCGCTTTAGCGAAAAGGATTTCGTCTTCGGAGTAGACGTATTCGGTGACCTGGATAAGTTCTTTAGTCACGGCTTCACTTCTTCGGTCATGGTTAAATCCTTCCCGCAGCTACTTCGTAAAGCTCGATTCCGTCAAATTTCTCGGTAACTTTTTTGTCCTTTGCCCATTTATTCAATTCGCCTTCTTTAACCTCTAGGACGTTGATTCCGATTTCGCCGTCAACGATCAATTTGCAGAGCTTCAACATATTTAAAACATTGGCTTTCGTGACAAGCTCTCGGGTTTTGCCAGGGGCAGGGGAGAAAGAAACGGACGTTTTGGGCGCTTCCGCCTGCTCAAGCAGCGCTTCCGCCTTGGCGACGTTTCCTTTTTCAAGTTCCTTTTCGGCCTTCGCTTCAAGCCGGGCTTTTTCTTTCGCTTCTTCATCGCGGCGCTTGGCTTCGGCAAGCTCTGCTTCCTGCCGCGCTTTTTGAGCCTCAGCCGTGTCAAATTTATCAATGGCCTTTTTCCCGGCTTCGCAAAATCCGTCAATGGGTTCGTAAGCCTGGTTTTCAGCGTCTTTAAGCGCTTTCCAAACCTTATGCGCTTTATCCCGGTTCTCGGAGAAATGGAAGCGCTCTTCAATGCGCTCTTTCAATTCCCTGGCTTTCTTGATGTCAAGAAATAGCGTTTGGCGCTCTTCTTTGTTTCTGACGATAAGGTTTTGCGTTCTTTGAGCCAGTGGCAAAACCTCTGTCTCGATGACCTGTTTCTGTTCTTCAAGCTGCGCGGTTGTCATTTTGCTTTTCTCCTTTAAGGGTTTTGTATTTTGAAACTCGCTGATGCCAAAGCCAAAGCGCGGCCTTAAAATCCTGCTCGTCGTTTGGATCGGCGTATTCTTCAAGATAAAAGTCACCGTCTTTTTGAAGGCAAAGGCCAAAGCGTTTTTGAGTCTTTTGCTTGTAATTTTCTTCCCAGGCCAATTTCTCGGCGTAAGTCTGCGGGCCGACGGAAGATTTCATTTCCCAGGTGCATTTGATCTGCACGACCGCTAAATAGACCGCGCCTTTATAGGCGATATGCCCTACCCGGTCCGGCGTGGTGGCAAAGCGCCATCTTTTCGAGTAAAGCGAAGTTTCGGAAAAAATCGGCCTGAAATCATGCGCTGATTTAAATTTTTTATACGCTTCGAAATAAGGAACGCATTCGGGGTATTCTGCTTTTACGATTTCGTCATTAAAAAGAGGGTTTTCGTCATAGACCTTTGTAATCAGATGCACGTTCTTCCCAAGAATCATTTTGTCCTGGAGAATTTGCTCCGGCACTCCTGAATAATCAATAATTCCGGCCGCCTTAAGAATTTCGTTGTTGCCCGGAACATACTCGCCCTTCCAGAAATATTTGTGGTCCGGAGTCAGCACGAGATCAGGCGTGGCCGGAATGGTCTCGGTTTTCATTCTCCAAGCCTTTCTTCAAGCTCTTCAGACTTGGCGGGGGAGGTTTTTCTGATAAGCATATCTTCAGTAAGCTCTGCTTTCTTTTCCTCTACCTGAAGGTAATCCGCCCATTTTGCAGAACCTTCTTTGATCGTGGTATAGACGCCGCGAAGACTGACCACTTCGGCGGGGGAGATCGTCTTGACCGAATGACCCAAGTATTTTTCAATTTCTGATGGCATAATCCCGAGCTTTGAAAAGGCGTCCATAACCTTTTGCTTTTCCGCTTCCGGATTACTGTTGACCTTTTTCTTAAGCGTTTCATCTACCGCGTCCATAGCCGCTTCGATGATGTGCTGGGGAATAAGGCGGAGGCCGTTATTGCGGATCACTTTTGAAACTGCCGCCGCCTCTTTATTCATCATTTCGTCTTCAGTGGCTCGAACGATGTAAACCTTCTGCCCGCCAGTATTCGTTCGCTCACCAAGAACATCCCGGCCCTTGGAATCTCGCCGCTCAACGGTCTTTTCCAGTCCGATTTCTTTGGAGTAGGAAATGTTTGATTCAAGGTCAATGACAGTGAGCTTTACGATCCGCTTGTTTTCGTCCTCGTAAATCGTGTTTTGCATGGTCTTAACGTTACCCCAGTGCCTGATCATTTCTTCGGCGAATCGGATTGACGGCCCTTCCATGATTTTTCCGGAAACCGGCTTTTGGTACTTTGCTTTTTCCGCAAAATCCGGATCGCCACAAATATTTTTGATCTTAATTCGGGCGTCATCCTCGTTTCGGGGCCGCTTTAAGGCCATGACATAGGCGGACTCGACTTCGGCTTTTGCCGCAGCCGCAACCGCAATTGCGGCGAGTTCTGAGGTTCTTTCAAGCGATGTTGATGAAAAACTTTCTTTTTGAACTTGGGTTGTCATAAATCTCCTTTTATTCCTCGATTAAATTAAGTTCTTCCGCTACGTCGACCGGAGCATTCGCCAGAAAAGCCATGCATCCGACAGCAGCAGACACCATTAAAAAAACGGTAAAGATAATTTCTAAAGTCTCCCGGCGCATATTTCCATCATCCAGGCAAGCGTGAGCACGGCCGCGATACAAAAAAGCCCGGTTAAAAATTGTTTCAAGCGGCCTCAAATTCGACGGAAAACGGGCCGCCGGCAGCCCACCAGAACTTTACGTTCCGCGCGCCTTCGCTGATCTTCCGGTAAAAGAATTCTTCAGCCGGATAGCGTGTATGAAACTCGACTTTTTCAACGGTCCCAGTCATAAACAGCCTCTTGTTCTTCAGGTTCGGGGCAGTCGCAGATAAGCCTCGGCCTGCCGCAGTTCGCACATGCTGAGATTCCGGGTGCGTAGTTCATATTCATTTTTCCTCCTCGATTTCTTTTAAGGCCTGGGAAAGCTCTCCCAAAAGCCCCGCATTTGCGCGCAGGATCTCCGCAGGGATCGGGACGACTCCGGCAAGGCTGACAAGCCTTACCTGGATAATGCCAAGCCCCATCGCAATTTCCCGGCAGCGGAGAACCGCGTCAGAATCTTTCATGGCCCAAGCTCCTTAATCGATCGCTCAGTTTCAAGCAGCCGTCTTTCCGCCTGCTGCAACCGGGCTTGAAGCTTCTCAACTTCTTCAGCCAGAATCTTTGAAACCGAAAAGTGAAAAGGTCCCATTGAAATCATTCCAGAAATAACAGCGCGGTCCTCGTGATAAGTGATCTGAAGTGTCATGGCTTGCGTCTCCGGTAGCGGACAGAGCGTTCCTGGCGAATTGAGAGGTTCTGTTCATGCTTTAGTGCGGCCTGAAGCTCCGCTATCTTTTTTTCCAGAATATTGATACGATGCGCGGCTTCCCGCAGAGTCTCATTCTTCGAGACTAATTTCCTGGAAATCCTCGTGACGACTTTTCCGAGTTCGCGGTGCGTCTCAAAGTCGTGTTCAGGCGTGGAAATAATCGCGTATTTGGGGAAAAGACGGACGAGCGGGTTCATAACAGCACCCGTTTAAAAAGAAGTATGGAAAGAGTATTTCCTGAAAATGCGGGAAAATTTAAAAACTGGAGGCAGGAACAGGTATTAAGACGTAAATTAAAGCAAATTCGAACGCTTCTGTAACTGCCTGTCGCGGAACCACTTACACGACATGCGTCCGATAATGGAGCTTTTGTAAGCTCGGCCACGCGCGAAACATAGTTTCTAAATTGATTTACCTGCCCGGAAACCATATTTTTTTCCGACGTGACAAACTTACCGTTTAAATGATCAACCTCGTGCCTTAACATTTATGCAATTCCTTTTTTCTGTGCAACTTCATGGGATAGAGCTGTAAATTTTTCGCCCTTAATACCAGAAGCATGCCAGAGGTTCATTTCTTTTTCTGTCCTTGTTTTTTTAAAGCTTCTCTGACGACCGAATCTAGCCACATCACCATACTTTTTTCCTCGTATGCAGCGGCGATTCGGATATCTCTAACCAGATCCTTGCTTATTCTCATCATTGTGAAGTCACTTGCTTTTTGCTCCTTCTCTTTCGTCACAGTACCTCCATGCGCCCTAGGCGCGGTTAAAACCTGGTTGTTCATGATACTTGTACCTCCGGAAGCCTGACCGTGCTTAACCGGATCAGCTTCGACATTAAATCCTCGGGCCGGTCCGCGCCGTCGATGACGCAGTCGGTTTCGGCATTTTCGAGCGTGTAAACCGTGGGATGGTCGTCGTCCGTCTGCTCACAGATCCGGAATTCAGCGGCTTGGATAATGATTTTGACGTGCGTCATAGCTTCACCACGGCTTTTGCGAGAGCTTCGGTTAAAATCTGTCGCGTAAAAGGGACTTTTAAATCGTGTTCGTCGAAAGTCGTAAGAGCAAGCTCAACAGCGCTAATTAAATCCTCGTGCGCATTGCAGGCGATTTTTGCAATTTGCTCTGCGTATTCGATGCCGTCAGTCTTATCGAGGAGGGCGTCTTCACCCGCATAGTCCTCGATGACTTCCCGAACAACTGCATAAATGTCTTTAACGAGCGTTGGCGTGCGTTTCATTACATCACCCCCAAGGAAGGCCACCGCATAAGCGAACTGAGAATGCACGGATCGCAATGCGTAGGCTTTTTGTTTGAAAATGGAGATAAATTCCGGCGCGCCGAGCCGTCAATAGGCCCATTGCAGCGCTGACAAATTCGAACTTCCCGGCAGGGAGTAACTGAGGTATACTGACTCATGGCTTTTAGCCTCCTATATAGGTTATTAGCCTTCTGTACGAGCCGTTTCGGTCTAAGCCCCGGAACGGCTTTTTTTATTTCAATGAAGTTAATGATAGCAGTTATAACGGCTGTGTCAACGATTTATTTAGTATTTTTTTCACCCCTCCGGAAGCCTTATAAATCAAGGCTCTTGGCCTGCCTCTTTAAAAAATTCCTATAGAAATATCCAGAAATGCCGTCTATACTTGCACCAGGAGATTCAAATGAAAAAAGTCCGAATTCGCGCTAAATCAAACGTCACGATCCGCAACATTCCCGTCCTTTACATGAGGGAGGGGGAGGCGTTTGTCTGCTATTCTCCGGCGCTTGACTTAGCGGCCCACGGCGACTCTTTTGAAGACGCTGAAAAGTCCTTTTCTCTAACGCTCAAACTGTTTGTAGAGGAAGTAACGAAACTCGGGACATGGAATAAGGTGCTTCAAGAATGCGGATGGGAGAAAGTCAAGAATGAATGGACTCCACCGGTCCTAATCGGACAGCATAGTTTGCCCGTCTCAATTCCCGCTTAATGCCCGCCTTAAGGCCCATTCACTACACAAAATTTGAAAAATTCCTCAAAGAAGTTGGCTGCACTTTTGTAAGGCAAGAGGGCGATCACAAGGTTTGGGTGCGTTCCGGTCTTTCCCGGCCAATCATCGTAAGAACCAAAAAGGATCTCCCGATCATGGAAATCAAAAGTAATCTGAGGACGCTTGGAATATCGAGCCATGATTATCTTGAGATGCTGAACCGGATTTAAAGGGATTTGACAGGGGGAGTAGGATAAAGGCGCTGAGATTTACCGTCGCCCCAAAAGAAAAGCGGGGAGCTTTGCAGCTCCCCGCTGATCTTGCTCAAATTATGATGACATCTGCCACACTCCTGCGTCGGTCACGCGGTTTGTTGGTGGGTTGAAAAGCCCCGGTGCGCAAACGCCGGGGTATTTTTTTTAAGGCTTTCTCGACTTAAACTGCTTTGCGACCGCCTTCAGCGCCGGCAAGTCTTCCTCTACGTAAAAGCGGTAACTCCCGCCGATCGGTTTGCGCGGCGCCTGCACCCGATGCTGCCGGATCATGGCATCGAGCTGAAAATAGGTGAGCCCGATCCGCTTCGAAGTCTCAATTAAAGATAAAACCTCAAACATAAACACCCCCTTAAAATAAAAAACCCCTGCCCGAATAACATCTACCCGGGAAGGGGTTCTTTGACCCTAAATAAATTTCCCGCCTTGGTAGTTTTACGCCCGGCAGGGGAGATCGGAAAGCTTTGAATGCAAAACTGAGTGAGATTGTATTACGGAATTTTACAGAGTCAAACAATATTATTTTATTTCTTACTATGCACAGGTTTGCATCAGAATTTGACACCCATGCTATATAATAAAATCACAGGCTGTAATAATAAGGCGGCGGGCGGGACGGTGCACAAAAGATAATAATAGGCATCTTAACTAAGGCCCTTAAAAAAAAGAGAATTTTAAAAAAATGAGTTATCCACAGGATCGGCCCTCAAGAAATTTCTACGAAAAGGAGTCCTGTGACCACCCGCTCGGTCTTGAAATATTCCAGACCGCTTTTGGCCCGAGAGAATACTGCCGGCTCTGCGGTCATACCCAAATTCCAGACGATACAATTCAAAACCACGCTTAACCCGACAACTCGGAGGCTTACCCCCCAATGCCTACGGACCCCCAAAATAAGAGCGCTTATCAAAATACCTGCCCGGTCTGCTTTAGACCGATCCGCTTCAGCCCCTTCAGAAGTTCATCGGCTCACCGGAACTGCAATAAGTTAAGAGGGCGAATAAAAAAATCTTTGACACAGGAAAAATTTTTGAGTAAGTAGTAAGTCATTCCTTAAAAATCTTTCATCCTGCCGGAGAGAGAAAAGGAACCTTTGTCTAAAACCTTTACTCTCCGGCAGAGAGTGCATTCAAGCCCGTCGCAGGACTTAAAATCCTCGGCGGGCTTTCTGTTTTCTGTCGCCCGCAAATATTTCCTCGCTTTAATTTTTTCAGCGATATGTCTTTTTCTTGTTTATTCCGCACTTCTGACTTTTCATTCCGCAATTATCGGCCTTTATAAAAATCTCCACATGAACACCTGGCAGGTTCAGCAGATGCAGCATTTCTACCGCGAGTTTGAGAAAGACATTGATTCAATGGATTTTCAGGCGTTTAAAGAGCGTGAGAAGAAAAAGCTCTGGTTTGAAGTCCAGGCATTGAATGCTCTTGAGCCGTTTGTTCAGGCGCTCGATAAAGCGCAGCAATTTGAGGATTAACGGACTGCGTAAATGAGCGCTTGCGAGGAGTTCTTATTCCGAATCTACCGCAGAATACGAAAAGCAATTAAGAAGAGGAAGAAAAAATGAAAGACTGGAGCGATGGTAAAAAATTTCTTTTCGACCATATTATCGACGCTGTTTTATACGGCAGTATTCTTCTCGCTTCTGCTTTTCTCGATCCTATTCTTAATTTTCTTCATTCCGCTGGGCTTAACATCAATGACACTGAACCTTTTGGGCATCCTTACAAAATCGGTGCTTATCAGGCTGTTGCGGCCGTTTTTGCTGCCCTTCAGCTGATCCGCTTAATTCAAAAGCTTAACCAGTGGAAATATTATAGTTAAGGCATTTTAAAATGGCTGGCAAGAAAGGCCGGAGTGGCCGCAAATCAAAGTCTTTCGAATTCGAAATTAATAGGCTTAAAGAATTATCCATAAAGCGGGCAATAAAAATACTTGAAGCAAAAGAGCCGGAATTTAAAGACGAAAAAATAGCGCTAACAGGCCGACAGGACCAGGTGACGCTCAAAGTGATAGATAAAACGCTTTCTCAGGAAATTACTTTAAAAGGTGACGATGAAGCTCCCGTCCGGATCATCTTCCGAGCTGCCGCCGATTCAGCTAAACCGGAAACAAGATGAATATATCTTCGCAAAAGATGAATTTGTTTGCATTAAGGGGACATTCGGTTGCGGGAAGTCAATCGCGGCGCTTCTTGCGGCTAACAAAGAATGCGAAGAGATTCCAGGTAATTTATATTTAATTCTCCGCAAAGAATATATCGATTTAAAAAACAGCACTTTGCGTGACTGGAACGATTGGATAGGCCGGCCAGTTATCGGAAATGAAGTCCGGTATAAAAACGGCTCAATATTGATCTTTGGACATGGCGACGACATAAACTCGTTAAAGAACGCTAATCTTGGCGGCGCAACGATGGTGCAAGCTGAGGAGATGACAGAGGAAGATTTCTGGTTCCTCAAAGGCCGTTTAAGGCGAAAAGAAGGCACTCGGCAATTAAGGCTTGAATGTAATTACGACGGCAAGAACTGGATTTATAAATTATTCAATCAGCAGAAGATCGGAAAGCTGATCACGACAAACACTTTCGACAACGAAAAGAATCTGCCGCCGGATTACATTCCGGGGCTGATGAAATACCCTAAAAGGCTTCAAGAAAGATATCTGTATGGATCTGATGCGGACATGGAAGGGGCGGTTTGGGATGAGTTCAGCGAACGGCATTTCATCGACCCGTTCGAGATCCCGAAAACTTGGTCCCGGATCTGTGTTCTCGATCACGGCGTTACGAATCCAACAGCCGTTTTATGGCTTGCGATTGATTTTGACGGGAAATTATACGTCTATGATGAGCATTATGAGGCGGGCCGGCTTATTTCGCATCATGCTTCAGAAATTAAAAAAAGGGACAACTCAAAAGTCGAAGACTGGCTTATTGACCCCGCGTGCAACGCAAAGACAAATCAGCGCAATGGCCAATTTTATTCGGTCATTGACGAGTACCGCGAGGAAGGGCTTTTATTCCGGCCCGCTGACAATGCGGTTCTGGCGGGGATTAACCGCGTAAATGAATATTTTAAATCGAATCGTCTTTTTATCTTTAAAAACTGCGTCAAATTACGAGACGAAATCGACGGGTATAAGTGGGACAAAAGAAAGCCCGGCCAAGAAAAGAACGAGCCGGACAAGCCCGTAAAACATAAAGACCATGCTTGCGACGCGCTCCGATACGGCGTTATGAGCAGACCGGAAGTAAGTCAAATTCCGGAAAAGAAGCCTGTCGCCTGGACCGCAGACTGGTTCGAGCGGCAGGAAAAGCGGCAGCGGCAGCACGCGGGCGCAGAAGAGGATGAGGAATGAGTCACATAATTCTACCGAACCGGCAAGTTGTCCGAAAAGAAAACGAGACAGAATTCCTGCGCCGGGAAATCGGAAAGCTGAAAAACTTGCTGATTGACCAGGAAAACACGCATCAAGCGCGGCTTCTTACGATGAACAGAGAGCTTCAGAAAATAGACAAGATTATGGTTGCGGCCTTTAACCGGATTGAGGCTTATGAAGCGAAACTCGAAGAACTCGACATTAACCCGAAAGACCTATGCAAGAGCTGATTAAATACCGCGTGCGCGTAGTGGAACCGTTTGACCATGACGCGCTTTACGTTTACGCAAGGGTACGGGAGCAGCAAACGCAAAGTTATTTATTATGCCAGGAAAACGGCTTTTTTATTAAAAAGCCGTACCGCGAGGGGGAAATGATAGAGCCCTTGCTTAAAGTGAGTTTTGGAGAACAGCAAAACAAAGAATTTCTCAGCGAGCTTGCGCGTGCGTGCCTAGCTCTCGAGGGCGTCGAAATCCCGTCCGATGCAAAGCAAAAAGGCATGTTGGAAGCTCTTGAAAATGAGAACAAATATTTAAAAGACCTGATCTCTCAAATTCTTCAAAAGAATGGGTTGATCGAATGCAAATAGCGCCAGACGAAGAAAAAAAAGAAAATACAGCCATTTCTAAGCCTGACGCACTTACGCCGGATGAATGCCGCAAGTGGCTGTCCCGCGCAAAAGTTGCAAATAAGTGGTGGACCGATCAACTTCTTCCTAAATACAACCAGGCAAAGAAGCGCTACAACGCTGAAACCGGCTACAACGTCAAGAAAAAAGGTATCGCGTCGCTTGCGAATAATACGGACATTAATTTTCTCTATAAAGATCTGCGCGATTTCATCGGCTCGATTTTCTTCCGAAACCCGGAAATTGATCTGACCGCACGCGAGGATAATGACGATGAAGCTGTGCGCCGTATTGAGAACCTGCAGCAAAAGGTAAACGATGACATTAAAGACGATGAGGAACTGAAAGGGCTTTTACGTTCGACGCTCATTGACGAAGGCCTCGCCGCAGTCGGCGCGATTTATCAGGATTATTATTATAACGATCAGGATTTTTACCAGGACGGCATGCCTGTTCCGATTCCTGGCATGACGAACCCGGACGGCACTCCGAAGATTAAGCGCGATATTTTAAAAAACCGCGTTGAATATACAAAAATCCTTCCTGAAAACCTTATTATTCCGCCCTGGATTAAGCAGTACAACTACAAATCAGGCCCGTACCTCGGCTATGTCGACATCGTGCCGCTTGAGACGTTGAAAGCAGATAAAACGCTCAATGCAGACGTTGTGGCGAAGCTGAAAGGTGCTGAATACAAGCAGTTGATCGACCGGGAGATGAACGCGTCGCAGGATAAAACCGTATCCGATGACGACGTGAAACACGTCAAAGTTTTCTGTGTTGTGATTCGCGGCGTTGATAAGCGCCCGATGAAAAAGCTGATGATCGCAGATGAGGAAGACACCGCTGATACGCCGCTTTATTACCAGGATTTCGATAAGGGGCATAAGGGCTTTCCGATTCACCTGCTGATGTTAAATGACGCAGCTGAAGGTTTCCTGCCGCCGTCTGAGGCCTGGATTTTAGAGTTTATTCTGCAAATTCTCGATTACGTATTCGACAAGATGAACCGGCACTTGAAAAAGTGCGGCACGCGCACTTACGTCAAAGAGGGCCAGGACGGGCTCAAGCGCGAGCATATTCAAAAGATTATCCGAAACCTCGACATGGAAGTGATCGGCGTTTCCGGCCTAAATCCCGGCGTCGATATTCGCGGCCTGATTCATCAAGTGGTGGATCAATCGCTTGGCGCAGATCACGCATCGATGTTCGAACTCGCGAAACGCATTTTTGACGAACTCTCCAGAAAGCCGGCCTTTTCGCAGGCTTCAATTTTAAACCAGAAAAAAACGGCGACAGAATCGGACAAGATTGCGCAGGTCGACAACACCGAAAACGGGGATTATGTCGACAAGTTCAAGGATTTCATGAAAGCGCTATTCGGGGACCATGCGCGGCTCACGCAGCGCAATTTTCAAGGCGTTGTGAATCTTACGATCGAGAATAAAGACACGGGCGAAAAAGACTTCCGGCCGGACGTAACTAAAGACGAAATGCAAGGCGATTTTAACGCAGATATTGACGTGAACAGCTTCATGCCTCCGAATCCGGAAGTGAAACGCCGGACCGTTATCCAAACAATCGCGGAAATGCAGACGCTGGAACCGATTTTAAAACAGCAGGGGCAAATGCTGAACGGAAAGAAGCTTATCCGCGAATACGCAAACAACGTAGATATGCGGAACCCGCAGGACATAACGGTTCCGATCCCGATCCGCAATATTGACCGCCAGGTGACGGATCTTGTTCATAAGCAAGTCCCGTTGAATCCCGAAGAAATAGGCGCGGACTTAGAAGGCGCTCTTCAGCGGCTTATGGAAATATTCAGCGATGAACAATTGATGGCTGATTATGAAATGAAAAGCCCTGGTATTTCAGGCGCAGAGAGCCCGTTAATTCCTGTCCTGAAGTATTTAGAGCAAGCGGTTCAAAGCACAAATGGTAAGCCCGGCCAGGCGCCTAAGAAGCCGAGCGGAGCAACGTCTGACGTTCGAATGGGCGCCGGGATGATGGCGGGGGCAGCGCGTGCATAAAACGCTTTTTGATAAAACGCGCGGCATTAAGGCTCCGACTAAATTTTCCATGTGCCAGCACGGCGTCGTTCTGGTGGATGATTTTAAGCCTAAGGACCATTGTGAAGCCTGCTACCCGACAGACCGGGATGAAAGCTTTATGGTCGAAAACATGACGCCTTTTGAAAATAGAGGGCTCGGCTGCATCACTTACGGAACGCGCGACGCCGAAAGAATTGCAAAAAAAAGAGGTTTAACACCGATCGGGGACACCGATTTTAAAACTGTGGCGAAATCGGTCTGGCCGAATCACCCACTTACCAGGAGTTTAAAATGAGCTTAATCGAAACCGCGAAGAAAATGACCGATAAAGAATTAAAAGAACAGCTGTCAAAACCGCGCCGGGCTTACGACATTGACGTTGCGGCCGCGAATGAAGCTATTTTGAGGCTTGATGCCCGTCTTGAAAAGCTCGAAGCGAAGAAAGGTAAAAAGGACGCGGAATAATGACTGACATTATCCGGCACCTTGTCGGACTGACGAAAGCTCTTTTTAAAATCGCAGGCCCGGACTTCGAGCGTAAATTCAGGGAGAGTTTGGGCGCGTGAAATATTTGAAGATATTATTGGCGGCTCTTGCCTTTAGCGTGGCTCTTATTCTCTTTTTTTTATTAGTAATTTTTATTGCAACAAAGGTGAGCGCGATCCTTGCGATCATCTTAATTTTAACAACGCTATTCTTTTTTGCGGGTGTAGAAGCAGATCAAAAGCGTTAAAAAAATCTAAGTAACACCGGCTTCACGGACTAATTCTAGTCACTCAGGCCCATTTCAAAGCTTAACCGCTTTGGAGTGGGCCTTTTTGTTTTTAAGACCTGGAACAACCAAAAGCTTCGCAGGCTTAAGGACTCCATAACCGAAAGGCAATGCAATGGAAACACTGACCGAGCAACCAGGCGCAGAAGTCGCGGAAAATAACTCCGGCGGGAGCGACATTTCCACGATTTTGACCGCAGGACTCAAGGAGAAGAATGCCAATCCTGAAGCTGGCATTCAAGCGGGCGAAGGCGAAGCGAATAAACAACCGGATGCAGCGGCTGAAGCGGAAGCTCAGGCTAAAGCAGAGGAATTATTCGGGGAGCTGATCGTATCAGACGCGCAGAAATTTCCGTTCAAAACTAAAGATGAACTTGAAGCTTTTATCGAAAAAAACAAGGACATCTTTGGCAAGACAAGTCATTTCATGCGGCAGTCGGACTATACCCGGAAAACTCAGGAACTTGCAAAGCAGAGACAGGAATTTGAGGAGAGTAAGGCAAAAGAGGATGAGTCTTGGGGTGAAGTGAAACCGGATGAAAACTCAATGGCCGCATTTCGCGGGCTTTGGGATGTTTTTCAGTTCGGATCACCAGACCTTAAGGGAAAAATCAATGCGTTCATGCAGGATGTGAGCTTGATGGCAAGCGGGAAAAACCCCGTTGGTCCTCTGGCCCAGGCAGAAACAGGCAAGCCCGTCGATTCAGCGGAGACTTTAGCCTTGAAGCGTGAACTCGCCGAACTCCGGCGCGACATGAATAAAGGCAAGACCCTGGCAGAGCAAAAGGCAGAAGCCGAAGGCCGCCAGCAAGCTGAAAAAGACTGGCAAAGCTGGAAATCTCAAAAAGAGACTTCCGAAAAGGTGCGAATCACTGAAGAAGTGGAAAAGGCGATGGTGCCGTATTTACTGGCCCTCCGTGAATCCGATATGGATGCCGCTTCAAAATGTGATCGCGCTTACAAGCTTGCCTCCGCTGACTTGGGCCTTGACGGTAAAAAAGCCGTCAAGGAAGTCTTCGCATCGGCAGAAGACGCAAAGAAAAGATCCTCGCTTCCTCCAACCTCGAAAGCTTCCTCGGCTCAAGAGCCTGAGCCTAAAAACTTATCAGGGATTTTGCAGCAAGGCCTGCAAAAAATCAGGAATTAATCGGAGATTACAATGTCATACGAAGCAGCAACAAGTGATCTGAGAGCGCTTTACGCTGTAACGCGCCCGCAGATTTCGAAAAACATTGCTGACGGCATTTCCGAACGCATTCCGCTCCTCGAGGAAATCAAAAAGGCCGGCAACTTTAAAGAAGTTGTCGGCGGTGGCACCGAATTTCATGAATCGGCCATCGTTGGTGAATCCGGAGCGGTCGGCGGTTATCGGAAAGGTACCGTTCTCAATGTGAACGAACAGCAGGGGATCGATAAGTTTGCGTATACCCCGGCGTTTTTCTATGGCTCGATTTTCATGGACGGAACCGAGCTTGCGATGAACGCAGGAGACGCGCAGGCTGTAAGTCTTCTGGAATCCCGCATTGAACAGGCAAAAATGTCGATGTTCAACGCATTTGACGCCTATCTTTGCGGGCTCGATAACAACGGTACTCAATTTGGCTGGCTCGGCCTTCAGGATGTGGTGCCTGATGATGTCGACTCCACCATTCAGGGCACTGGCGTTAATCGCGTAACGTACACCAAAGCGCAGAATCAGGCCGTAACGACTTCCATCGCATCCGCAACCGCCTGGAACACTTCCAATGCGGGCCGGATCGCAATGACGAGTCTTTACAACCTGTGCTCTTTTGGAAACGAGCGGCCTACGTTCGGTCTTATGACCCGCTCAATCTTCGAAGCGCACCAGATTTCGCTTCAAGCGAATGAACGCTTTGTTGAGCAGGGCAAAAAGGCGAACGCCGGATTTCCTCATGTCACTTTCATGGTCGATCTGAAATTGACGTTTGGCGACAACGTGCTCGCGGGTCACTTCTATTTTCTGAACCCGAAGTTTCTGAAAATGAAAGTTTTGAAGTCTAAAAACTTCAAAATGGGAGATTTCATTGAAGCTTACGATCAGGATTGCGAAGCCGCTAAAATCACGCTCGGCGGTCAGCTCACAACCAATTCACCCCGCTATAACGGTGTTTATACGGGAGGGGGCTTCTAATGGATAAGCGCAGATGGGTTTTGGGTTTTTTTCTGGCGCTTGTTCTTTTAAGCGCCTCTGACGCCTTCGCTCTGAACTGCATCCAGTCTCAAAAGTTGGACGCAGGCGATGAGTGCTGGACGCAGGTAAGAGTATCGGCAAGCGAAACGAAGGTTGTCTCTCAAGGAACCGTCCTTGTTTACGACTTCGCTTCCTCGGAAGATGATAACGACGCATCCGTTCAGGTTCGTGTCGCGACCACCATCGACCAGGGCGCGATTGTCGCCGGCATTGCTCAGTCCACAATTGCGACTGGCGATTATGGGCTTGTTTTGGTTCGCGGTAAGGGCAAGGTTCGCGTATTTGGCGGGACGTCGAGCGGCGATAGACTTTTTGTCGCAGCCAATGACGGCGTGCTTGTGAACCGCGCTTCTTATGACGTGGCTTCTGTTTCTTCCAACGATAAGCCTATTGCTTTCGCTTTGGAAACCTCAGCAGCAACAAACCAAACTATCGACGCTTTTGTCGTAGTGGTTTAACGGATGGAGGGGGCTGGGGGATTCCCGGCCCCCTTTCTCCAAAAGGTTCACATGAACGAGTCAACAAAATCAAAAATTTTCAATCTCGCACTTCTGATATTCATATCGGTCTGCACATTTTTTTATGTGCCGATTAAGGGCCCTGTGATCGCAGAAGAAGGAATTAATTTCGGCTACATGGCGCAGGAGCTTTTTTTTAGGTACGGGGTTATCGCGATTTTCGCGCTTTCTATGACCCTGAAAGCCGAGCGCTCCTTTAAATCCCCGGTTCTTGCAGCGCTTTTAATCTACATTCTCTTTATTTCGATTTTTAAAGGCTATGGCCTTGAAGCCCGGCGCTCTATTCTAAATATTTTCGCAGGCATTCTATTTCTAAAAACCGTTTTTGAATATTTCAATCTCCGCTATCTGAAAACGGCAGGGCTTTTTTTCCTTGCGGTTATTGCTCTGAACTTGCTCTGGTGTTATTTTCAATATCACGGCATCGACCCTCTTTATAGCGATATCCACGCCGGACGGACCGGGCTTTGGGATAGTCTTGTCGGCCTTATGAAGCTGAAGGTTCATTTAGGAGTAATGGCAGTCTTAATAGCTCCATTCCTTTATATGCTGAATCCCTTTTTAGTCATTCTGGCGATTCCGCTCCTGATTATTTCGAAGTCCTCCGTTTCCGCATTTGCTTTCGCGGCATCGCTGGGATTGATTACTTTTTTTAGAATTAGAAAAACCGTATTTTTCATAATGTCAGCGGCTCTTGCGATTGCAGCGGGTTGGTACATATTTAAATTCGATATGCCTGAAGGCCAGTTCTTCGAAAGATTCCGCGTATGGCTGGCGACTCTTTCGCTCACGTTAAAGGGAGATCCGTGGTTTGGGGCAGGGCTTGGAGGGTTCGCAAAGCTAAGTCTTATGGTGCAACCAAAGCCGGATGATGTTCCGCAAACCTGGATATGGGCGCATAACGAATACATTCAATTATTTTACGAGTGCGGCCTTGCATTCATCGTATTTTGTGGAGTTTTCATAGCCGGCCTATTCAAAGATTTCCTGCTCTTTCGCAAAGACAGGTTAGCCCAAGTTATGTTTTCAGGCGTTTTTTCGGTTGTCGTTATAAGCGCGATTCAGTTTCCGTTCCACCTGGCAAGGCTTGCAGTCATATGTATTTTTATAATCGCTGTCTTTATGGCGCGTATCCATGATCTGAAAGAGGGGGCCGCATGAATTTCGGGCTTATTTTTAAACGGGCATTGCAGCGCGCAGAGCTCCCTTTTGACGCGGAGCATCTGGACCTCGCGCGCGCATACGCAAACGACAATATTCAAACGCTCTGGCCTAAAATCAAAGCGGAATACAGGAAAGACGATTCAACGCTCGCGATGACCGCAGGTACAGACGTTTATGCGCTGGACAAATACTGCGACGCGATCATTAGAGACACCCTTGTCGGCCCATCAACAAATCCGCGCTTTTTGCGTTATAAGTCCCCGAGCGAATTTAAAAGACTTACGACTCATGGGCAGGCGGACACCGGAAACCCCCGCATCTGGACCTATGAGGAGCTGAGGCAGTTTGATCTGCAACTGACAGCAGCCTCCGTCATCAAAGCCTCATCTTCGCTCGCAAATGTCACAACCGGTACTTTGAACGTTAAGGCCGGATCAAAAGTCGTTATAGCATCAACCAGTGTCTTCAGCCTGAACAGTGTCGGACTTCGCATTAAAGTCGGTTCGGATACCGTCACATACAAGATTGCCAAATACCACTCTTCGACAAAGATTGAGCTGGAAGAAAAATACCGTGGCGTTACGGCCTCAACTGCATCTTATGCGATGGGCGACATCGGAATCCATGTGAATATCACCGGCATTGTTAGCGGCCAGGTTGATTCTGAGAATTTAGAGCTGAATGGGACGACGGTCCAGACAGGCTCAAAATCATTTACGACCGTAATCAGCGCCACAAAAAGCGATTTCACCGGCGGAAGGGTCACGGTCACAAATAATGCTGCAGATTTAACCGTTGCGACTCTTTCGCCGGCTGAGTTTAGAATTGAGCGCGTTGCGATTAAGGTCTGGCCGATTCCGTCCGCCTCAGAAACGCTCTCATACTCGTTTTACAAAAGACACCCGCAGCTCAGGCTCGATACCGATGCGCTTTTGTTTAAAAGTGAATTTATCACACTTCTCGAAAAAATGACGCGCGCGGATCTTTTAGAGTGGGCAGAGCGCAAGATCGGGGAAAAGCTCGCAAACGAAATTACGGAAGGATTAAAGACGATTATCGATGACGCGAATGATTCCAGCGCCGAAACAACTGTGCCGGTCCCGGACACAACGCACGGTTTTGGCGATCAATACTATTACAGCCATGATGAGGATTTCGCGTGAGAATCCGGCCCCGGAACGGCGTAAATTTGAGGCTGAAAGCTTACGACCTGGCAGAGCGTGACCAGTGGGCATTCATGCAGAATGTCGATATGGGACACGATGAGCAGTTTGAGCAGATTAAAGGCTCCGTTAAATATCACGGCGCAACGCTCGGCACAAATTCTCCGACAGCAATCATGCCGCACTACAACAAAGATTCGGCGGAAGTATTGACTGCCTGCGACGACAAAATACTTAAACGCGCAGCCGGGAAAAATGAATTCGAAACGCTCGTTTCCGGCCTAACTCCGAATAAGATCCGCTTTGATGTTCAGATTAACTACAACAAATACATTGCTCACCCTGATGACGGATTGCTTGAATATGACGGCATATCCAAAATCCGGAAAGTGAATGACATTCTTTTGAAGGATATTATTGCCGCCAAAGAGACGAATCGCTGCTTTGCGATTACAAAAGACGGTGAAATCGTCTGGACGGACGACCTCGCAACTATTCAGGGTGTGCCGCTTGAATGGAATTCTTTAAACGTTGCAACGATTTTTCCGACAAAGGGCGATGAACCTGAAAAGCTCTGGATTTTGAACGGTCGTTTAATCGTTTTAATGGGAAGTTCAATTTGGGTCTATTACATTAATGGCTCCGCGACAAGCTGGCGGCCGGAAAAAGCGCCTTCCGTCGTCGGCCTTGCAGCACCTCGCACGGTCCGGCAGGTAGGGGAAGAGCTCTGGTTTTTGGGGTTTTCTCCGGATACGGGAATCGGCCTATTTGCATTTAATGGCAGGACGTGCCGGCTGCTTTCTTATGACATTGAACCCTATTTAAAGCGAATCAATCCGGAAAAAATATCAAATGCCTGCGCCGAATACGTCGACCACATTTATAAACTTTCTTTCGCGCTCGATCAGGACGCAGAAAACAGCACGACGTTTCACTTTGACGCAATCAATATCAACAAAGAAACGGAATCCCCGAATATTTATGGTCCGCACCCCTACGGTTTTGAGTGCTCGGCTGCGCTCGATACGAAACGGTTTAAAGGTGAGCACATTTTCGGACGGAAACATTCTGATGGCGGCCGCATTTTCCGCGTCGCTGACTACAACACGTTTTATTCGGACGAGTTGTCGGATAACGGAAACCTGATTTACCCGATTCTTTTATCTGCAATCTACGAGGACGAAACGATCGGTAAAACTATTTATGACGGGAACTGGATCAAGCGCTATGAAAAGATTTTTTTAGAGAAAATTCCGACGGGGACGCACTCCGCTCTAATCGAGATCCTGAAGGGGTTCGAAAACGAAGTTTTTGAGGACTTCGAAGTATTTCTTGAAGGGAATAATGATTCCATCGAAGCGTTGGACCTTGACTCCGATCCGGTTGATTTTGAAAGCCTGAACGATGATCCTCATCTTGCAGATTTTCAAGCGGATGCGATTCAATTAAAAATCCACAATTACAGTTTAAAGAAAAAGCTGGCGTTCCGGGCGCTGAACTATGACGCCCGGCCAATCCGGAGGAAAAAACGTGCGCAAATCGTTGGCATTTAGTCTTTACTTGTCATGGATGGTCATTGGCGGTCAGGCATTCGCCGATATCGTGTCGCTTGATTCGAATTACGTGGCCGGTCAAACCGACATGACCACGAAATTGAATGCCGATCGGCTCGCGCTCACAAACGGTGTCAATAATATACGCGGCGTCTTTGCGGGTTCAGCGCAGTCCTCCGGCCAGATCAAAGCCGACACGATTGGTGAGGAAAATATGGCGGACGATGCAAATCCGCGCATCCGGACAAATGAAGGTGCGGGCTGCCCGGATAAAACATCCGGAATGCTTACGACAACCACCTCAGGAACGCTTTTAGGCTCGATTCCTGCGGGTGTATCGTATCCGGACGGGTACCGCGTCGAAAAGACGACCACGACGGCTAAAACATGGACCGCTTCAAAATGGACCTACTATTATATTCTCACTTCCGGGAGCTTCGATTATCAGGAAGTTACGATAGGCGCAGCTCGACCTTCTGACCTTGCAGGATCCGCGACAATCGCCCGTGTTTCTACTGACGGTACTCAGGTTGTCGCGGTGCAGGATCTAAGGACTACATCATGCGCGACCGGAACTTTTGCAGGCACTTTTTCAACCTCTTCCGGATCTACTCTTGACGATATGTTGAAAGTCGGGCCGCCCGTGCGTCGCTTCTCTCCGGCCGGAAGAACGCCGGTTGGACACGCCCAGGGTGCCTTTGTAAGTTGGGACAGCCACACGACTTTTAAAGTTACGCCAGGAGCACTTTACATTAATGGCCGTTACCGTTTTGTCTCGTCCGACATCACGGTTACGACCGGAACGGATACGCCTTCGTCAGGGCTTTCAGGGCTTGATACAGGCACCGTGACTGGAGGGCCGCTGAAATATTATGTGTACGGCGTGGCCGATCAAGACGACGTAACGTCCTACTCAGTTACGTACTCGACAAACGCGACGACGCCGACAGGTCTGACAAACTACCGCTTAATTGGCTCCGTAAATACCGATGCGACGAATCTTTTTACCTCACGCGATAACGTGACGGTCCATGCGATTTCGGAGCGCGAGATTGTAGGCGGGTGGGTCCATTTCGATGGGCAGGGAAGCGGTACGATTTTAAACAGCTACAACGTTGCATCTATCCTGGAAAATGCAGCCGGCGATTACTCCATATCCTGGGACTCTGATTTCGTGAATGCGACTTATTATGCGGATTGCACGCATTCGCAGCAAGGGTCCACCACAAACGGAGCTGCGGATTCTATCCAGTCCCTGACCGCCGGCGTTGCAAGATTCAATATCAAAAACGTATCAGACGCGGCCGTGGACGGAAATCCCACGGTTTGCATTGGAGTAGGAGACACAAGGCGATGATTAAATTCTTAATTTTATTTCTTTGTCTTTCTCTAAACGCCTTTGCTTCGGAGTATATCGTCGAAAAGGCGGATGGCTCGATTGTGATCATTCATCACAACGATGCGGCGGCGCAAACGCTTGAAGAGACATTAAATGAAAACGGCCTCGCAGGCTTACCCATAATCAGGATAAATCAATCAGACATTCCAAGCGATCCGGCAGAGCGACTTGATAGGAACTACTGGAAGCGGGGGATTTTAAAAAAAATCGAAGTGGATACTGCTAAGAAAGCAGCCGCGCAAGCCGCGAAACAGGCGAAGGAAGACCGGAAAAGGTTGCTTCTTAAATTGACGCCGGCTGAGTACCAGGAAGCTAAAGAGCTGGGAATTGTACGCTAATGGTTGATCGTCTTTCAAATTGGAACAATCAGGATTATCACGACCAGAATCTCGAAGCTCTGGCAATCTTAATCAATGAAATTCTCGACAAACTGGAAAACTTAGAAGAACGAATCGAAGCCCTGGAGGGTCCATAATGTTGCCTTTACTTTTAGCGGGTGGCGCGGGCGCTCTTGCCGCCAAAAGCGCAAGCAGTAGGAATAAAAGCAGGCCGGCTGCTTACGAATTTAAAGAATATAGCGGAAGGCGTCCTGAAAGCCCTAATTTCCTTAGACCCGTTGAAGAGCAAATCAAAAATATTTTAATGGCTCGCTCGCAGGGTGAGGGTGTGGGATATGCCCCGGAACGTCGCGCTGCGCTTTTGGAGTCCTACGACCTTGGCCGCAAAAAGGACATGGAGCGCTCAAAAGCGGACATCAACGACAGACTTTCCGGGATGGGCCTTTCCAGGAACCTGAAAGCTGTTGACGCACTCTATAATCGCGCGCAGGAAGATTACCAGACTGCGAAAGATAAATATGTTACTGATGTCGACATAGAAGATCTTGAGCGTCAAAACGAAGAACGGGATGTCAATACTGCGCGTCTTCAAGATTTTAATACCTTTAACTTCGGACAGCAAAATGCAGCCGCCGATTTTGATTTAAGAGAATACGGCGCGGAAAACTCAGATCGCCGTTATGCTCAAGGCTCGCAAGTTGAGCGTTTTAACCAATATGAAGATCCGATGGGTTCATTTATTGAGTCTGGGCTTGGGACATATGGGATGCTCCGCTCCCCAACGATGGGCGCTGGCGGATTACCTGAAAACGTGAGGCCATCGGATGCGCTTTATAAGCCTTCTGGCGGGATGACTGACGAATATTCACGGGTACTGAAAAGCCCTAGGCTTAGATACAATTTAGGAGGACGGTAAAAATGGCTAAGTCGGTTAGCGAAGGAATTATTTCAGGGTTGCGGGGTTACAGGGAAGGCCAGGACTCACAAAGGAAAAGAATGGTCGAGGACTCACAGATGCGGCAGTTTGCCTTAGAGGATGCTGTCAAGCGCGCAGACCTCACAGAGCGCGGCTTTGAAGTCACGCCAAAGGGTAATCAGTTTCAATTGACGCGCTCGGAACAGTTTTCCGCGCCGACCGGATTTATTCGTGTTGGAAGCAAATACGAAAAAGACCCTTCGTACGTCAGCCCTTTAGAACAAGCAAAGATTGATAATTACAAGGCTAAACAAAGCCAGGGTATTTTAACGCCCGGGCAGAGGACCGCGAAGGATAAGGCCACCGCAGCAATCTATGAAACTGTTGAAGCGAATAAAGTCAGAAGACAGCAAATCGCAGATGCGGAAAAAGCATTGCCAAAGGTTCCGCAGGGAATTGGCGGACAAATATCTGTAGCTTTCAAGAAGAGGTTCCAACCTAACGACCCCATGCTTGAGGATTGGCAAAAAATTAAAATGATAGGAACGGATGCTGCTCTTTTACAAACAGCAAAAACAAAAGGCGCAATCTCTGACTATGAAATGAAGCTTCTTCAGGAATCCGCAGCCAACGATGACATTTTGAGCGCCCCGAGATTAAAGCCTGTTATCAAAAAAATGGTGAATGCGCTAAATGCTCAAGAGGCAGGAATGTTTGGAAGTTATAAGCAGAATTACAACGAAGATCCTCAAACTTGGTTTCAGCAAGAAGGCGGTGGAGAAGTGCCAGAGTGGGTTCCTGAAGGATATGAAAGCGATTATGGCGAAGCCAGGCGGCGTGGCGCTTCGGACGATCAAATAAAAAATTTATTGTTGCAACGCGGTATTCTTTAATTTTGTTTTCTTTAAGTAGTAAATATTATCGTCAAGAGCCCTGATGTTTGATTCAATGGCTTGGATTTCAAATAAAACGTCTTTGATTTTGGAGTACACTCTCCAAACCAAAAATAATATCAAAACGTTGATTGCGGTTAGTGTCAATTTTTTGGCTGGAAAAGGTCGTTTATATAAGGTTCTTTTTTTGACTCGACCTGATATGAACTTGATGGACTTTTTTTGTGGGTTAAAGCTTGGAGCGACGCGAAATTGATAGCGCTCACAAAGAAGGCGAGCAAAGCAATGATCCGAAACAGTGTTGTCATGGCCTTAAATATTACGGCAGAAACCCGGAAAGGTAAAGCTTAAAAATGGCGACTGAAAGACCAGCTTTAGATGATCTTTTTACCGTCACGCGCCCACAATCTGCGCCGATGGATGGACGCCCACCCCTCGACGATCTCTTTTCAACGCCCAGGAAGACCAAAGCTAGCAAACAAGCGCCCTCCAAAGCCGAAAAAGTCCCATTTTTGCCCGTTAAAGATGATATTCCAGGGCTTGCTGCCTCTGCTATGCATGGCGTCACTCAAGGCCTCACAGACGTCGGTAGGGAGCCAATTTCTAAGATTGTAGCGGGGTATCCCGGCGAATTCATCGAAAAGGGCATGGAGAGCGCAAAAAAACTACCTGAAATTGGCAAACAATTTATGTTGCGCGGTCCAGCCGGAGCAGGTGAAGAGATTTTAAGGATGCCGGTAAAAACGCCGGAAAGCGAATTCGGATTTCCTGTTGCGCCGCAACCGAGGTCCGTAACCGGAAAACTTCTCGGGCTAGGATTAGAGTCGGCAACTTCTGGCGGCATAGCAAAAGCCGGGCAGAAGGCGTTGACGCGTGTAGCGCCCGCTGCTCGTAAGGCGGGTGTGGGCATGGTTCGCCGGATGATAAGACCGACTGGTGAATTCGCGGAAAGAGGCGGCGAAATCTCGGAGGCCCTTCTTAAAGAAGGGCTTGTCCGTGGAGACAAAGGCCGAATCCTTGAAAATGTAATGAAACGCGGCCAAGAGCTAAATCAATACCTAGACGACGTTATGGAGCAGTATAAAAACCGGAAGATTTCTCCCGAAAAAGCAATTGAGTATATGGACGAAGTTGCGACAAAATATCGTAGCAATGCTGCGACAGACGATGTTTTGAATAAAGTCGCTGATGTTAAAAAGGCCATTATTGAGCGCCACGGCCTGAAAGAGCCGGTTTACGACGATGTTGAAAGCGGTCAATTTCTTTTGAGGCAAGGTTCAGACTCCAAAATAACAGCCCCTAAAATCATTAAAAAGTACGAAGCGCCAGAGCAGCGCCAATTCGTTATTAAAAAAGGTTCCAGCTCTAAATCCGTATCTCCAGCATATAAGAATGTTCCTTTAGCGGGACGATCAAAAAAACCAATTCTTGAAGGTTTGCAGCCTGAAAAGGAAGTGGTTCAGGGTGACTTTGATCCGGCGTCAGGAATAAATTTTTCTAAGACAAAGCGAGGAGATATTCCTATTGGAAAACGGCACTTAGAAAGCCCGGAAGATACCGTGATCATTCCAAAGAAAAATAAACAAGCAACCGTCGCTTACCCTAAAAGGGAAAACCAGGTCAGAAAAGAAGATATTTTAGGCCCCGAGCCGCAGAAGCGCTTAAAATCTGCTTCCATTATTAATGACACAACAATATCGGGAAGAGCTGAGGACGTTCTTGGTCAAAGCAAGCTCGAAAGAAAACAAATAGGCGAGCAATTCCGGCCGATCAGCGTCAAAGACGCTCAACAATTCAAGAAAGGGCAATATTCCGTCTCTTACGACTCGGACGCTCAAACTCCTGAAAGAATGACGCGAAGAGCTTACGCGCGCGGCCTCAAACAAGGTGTTGAAGAAGCTATTCCCGAAGTTGATATTGCGGGCACCAATCGCCGCATCGGCGACCTTTCGGAGGCGGCAGATGTTATTGGTAAGCGAATGGGGATTTCAGAAAGAAATAATTTGATAGGTCTTGGCGATATGGTTTTGGCCGGTTCACCACCGCTTGCTGTGGGAAGAAAAATTCTTACCTGGGATCCAGTGCAAGCTCTTATGGCAAGAAAATTATATGGACTGCAAGACTCTGCCAGACAGTATAAAAATGCGCCTCGCATCACCGCAGGTGTAACGGCAGGGAAAAGAGGGCTCCAACTCTTAACGGATAAATAAAATTTAGCTTTACGGCTTCGCAGTCTTTTTAAGACACCCAAGCCCATTCTCGGAATAAACCGGGAGTGGGCTTTTTCACTTTAAAGGAGAAATTGAAATGATCGAATTACCCGAAACAAAATTGAAAGCGGAAGCGGAATCACTCAAAAAGCAGGTCGAGAAGATGACTGCTGAAAAGGCCAAGATTGAAGAATGGGTAAAAAAGAAGGAAGTGGAACGGGACCGCTTCGTAAAAGAAGCAGAAACATTGTCCGCGCAGCTGAACAAAAGAAAAGCGGAATTGGACGCGCAGGAAAAAGAACTAAATCAGCGGGAAAAAGACGCAAAAGCTTTGCAGGCCGTGAACCGCGACGAATCCGCGCGCATCTTGACCGAAAAGAGCGAGATTGCGGCAACGATGAAAGACATCAACTCCAAACTGGCCGCTCTCGAAACGCGGGCAAAGGATCTCCAGAAGATCGAGCACATCGTTAACCAAAAGCTCGAAAAATGGTCTGAAATCAAAAGGGCGGTCGGGGGTCTTTAATGGTGAATCTAAAAAGAACTTACATATCTGACCCGACAAACGCTTTCGCCCCTTGCGATGTGGATGATTCAAGCGCAACGAAATATTACGGGTTTGAGCGGCCCGATGGTGCCTGGTATATCCAGAAAGAATCATCTTCGGGGGGAGTGACTTTGTTTCGCTATGCGGCCGGATCGTCCAATTATTCAAGCAATTTCACTGACAGGGTTAATTTAACTTATGACTATCCGTCTGAAATTCTGGTTTAGCTTCCTTCTGATTTTTTTGCTTTGCAGCCACGTCGAGGCCGCAAACAGGAAAAAATTTAATCCTTTTACAAAGAAACTGGATTATATCGGAACAGACGTTTCGGGCGATATCACCATTCCCTGCGAATCCGGGAAAGTCATGAAAGCGCAGGGCGGGGGCGTATGGGCCTGCGGGGATGATTCCGGAGCTGCATCGGGTGCGCCGACTGATGCGGAATACGTTGTTGCTGCTGCGAATGGATCGCTTTCAGCGGAGAAAGTCATCGTTTCCGGAGATGGGGTTATGGTCAATAAAGTTGAAGCCGGCTTTGTGCGCGTTTCCTTTGATAATTCTTATGTAACAGGAGATTTATCCGCTTCAGGCGGGAATTTTTCTGTTTCCGATGATTCGCATAATCATACCGCCGCTTCATTAAGCACCGATTCCGTAAGCGCTGACGAATTAAATGCAACTGGAGTTGAGGCGGAACTTGAAGCGGTTTTAGATCTTCAAGATTTTCAAGGAGCTGTTACAGACGCACAAGTCCCTAATAACATTACAGTAGATAGCGCAAGTGCGGTTGAAGGTACGGACCTTGGAACTTTAACAGATACAAAATTCTGCACTTACGACGCTTCAAATACAGAAATTGATTGCGCTTCAGAAGGAGGTAGCGGTGCTCCGACGGATGCGGATTATCTTGTTGGAACAGCAAACGGAAGCCTTTCTGCTGAGATTGTTGTCGGCACATCTCCTGGCGGCGAACTTGGCGGGACATGGGCGAGCCCCACACTTGATGATAGCGTAACCGTCACCGGCTGGGTGATGGGTGCTTCTACCGCTACAACTCCAGCGGCAGACGATAACGACACTTCTCTTGCAACGACTGCCTATGTTCAAACAGAAATCGGTGCTTTAGGCGGTACCAGCCTAACCTCCAATAGCGGCACTCTTGACTGCGATGCTGCATCCACAACCGCCACAGGCTGTATTGAAGTAGCGATTGCTTCAGAGGTCGACACCGGAACCGATACTGCCCGCGCAGTTTCCCCTGATGCTCTGGCAGGTTCTAATTTAGGGGAGAAGGTTGTTTCTGTCCCGGTTTTTGATTCTGGCGAAGACGCCACAACCGGCGACGGAAAAGCCTACTTCACGATCCCCTCATCCCTTGACGGAATGAACCTCGTTGAAATTCACGCGCAGGTTGTCACGACCGGCACGACAAACACCATCAATATTGATATTGCGCGGTGCGCCACGGTTGCAACTGGAAACGTCTGTTCGGGAACCGTCGCGGACGTGCTTTCGACCAATCTCACCGTTGATTCCGGGGAGGATGATTCATCGACGGCTGCAGCCGCAGCGGTTATTGACACCGGGAATGACGACGTTGCGACAAACCAGGTTTACAGGATCGATTGTGACGCTGTTCACACCACGCCCTCAAAAGGCTTAATCGTAACTTTTGTATTTCGTTTGCCCTAACCCAAAGGAGATTTAAAAATGAAGAAGTTTTTGTTCGCGGTAATCGCATTAACGGTTTTCGCCAGCTCTGCATTTGCATTTTCGCATATCTATTTTAACGATCAAACCCAGTACGGTAGACAGCTCCGGCGCACGCTTCAAATGATGGAAGAGTCGGACACCGCACTTAAAAATCTCCGTGATGTGATGATTCAAATGCGGGAGGGTGCTGATAATCCAGAAGACCATACGAATTATGCCGAGATCACAAGCCGTTTCGGATTTACTTCAAACGCCAAAGCTAGAGAAGCTTTCCTTGAACTTGACAGCTGTTACTCGAAAACTAGCGGCAATGGATCGGTTGATAACGTCAGAGCAGCCCGCGATCAATTTTTCGCAAAACTCAGAGGGTAAGAGGCTGAATGCGCCGGATTAAGTTTTTAATACCGCTCTTTCTCATACTGTGGTCGGGGTCTGCATTTGCGGCCCTGACTGATAATTTGATCTCTTACTGGAAGCTCGACGAAGCTTCGGGTAATGCGCTTGACGTGCACGGATCGAATGAGCTGACGCAGAACGGTACTGTCGGCTCGGCGACGGGGAAAGTGAGCAACGCCCGCGACTTCTCGGAGAACAACTATTTCACCCGCGCCGACAACGCGAGCCTGTCCACCGGGGACATCGACTTTTCGCTCGCCGCCTGGATCAAGTTCGACGCCCTCGCTGGTGGAGACATGACCGTCTTCACCAAAGACAGCGGTCCAGCGGCGGAGTATTACCTTCAGCTTGAGGGCAGCACAAATCGCTTCAAGTGGTACGTTTACGGAGCTACAGGCTACGGCTCGGCCACCTCCGTGCAGGCCGACACGTTCGGCAACGTCTCGACTGGTGTGTGGTACCACGTAGTTTGCTGGCACGACTCCGTCGGCAATCAGATAGGCATATCCGTCAACCGCTCGACAGACACGGCTAGTCATTCGGCGGGAGGGATCGATGGCGGAGACACCTTCCACCTCGGCGCGGATCCGTACGCCCAGGAGGTAGACGGCCTCATCGACGAAGTCGGTTTCTGGAAGAAGGTACTCACCGCCAATGAGCGGGAAGACCTCTACAACGACGGCCACGGCCTCGCCTACACGGACTTCGGAAAGCCGGATGACCCGGGGGCGGAATTAGACGATGCGAATCTTAAAACCTACTGGCCTCTTGATGAAGCGAGTGGAAATGCTCTGGACAGTCACGGAACAAATGATTTAACGGAAACTGGCGGTACCATCGCAAGCGCGGCGGGAAAAGTTGGGAATGCGAGAGATTTTGAATCGGGGGACTCAGAATGGTTTGAGCGTGCCGATAACGCCGATCTCTCAACTGGGGACATTGATTTCACAATCGCGGGCTGGCTTTACATGGAAAGCGCTCCTGATTACGCAATCGCTGCTTCAAAATGGGATCACGGCGGCTCTCAAAAAGAGTGGGCGTTAGCGTTACAATCCGGAGCCGGGAAGAAACTTAATTTCACCGTTTCTGCGGACGGATCGGCGAATACGACATCGCTCGACACAACCTCAAATTTATCTACAGCCACCTGGTATTTCTACACTGCCTGGCATGACAGTATTCTTAATCAAATAGCAATTTCTATTAATGCCGCAACTCCAGTGACAGCGAGTCACGCAACGGGCGTATTTAACGGCACAAGCGCTTTTAACTTGGGCGCGGCGGTGGGATTGCAAGCGGATGGAAACGCGTTATGGGACGGCCTGTTAGACGAAACGTTTTTTATTAAACGTCGCATTTACCCATGGGAACGCCGGTACCTATACAACTCAGGTTCGGGTAGGACTTATTCAGACTTCGCAGGTTCAGATGCCCCCATGATCAAAACCTGCTTTGACTACAAAACAAAACTCATGATTCATGGGGATGGCGCAGATGGAGCGACAGCAATTACAGATAGCAGCAAACACGCTCATTCGATTACAGCAAACGGAAATGCCCAAATTGACACCGCTCAAGCGAAATTTGGAAATGGATCGCTTGTTTTTGACGGAACAGGGGATTACGCCTCGATTCCCGATTCTCCTGTTTGGGATCTTGGAACAAGTAATTTCAATATTAATTATTGGGTAAGATTTAATTCTACTTCAAACAGGCAGGACATGATTAGTCGTGCAAGCGGAGACATTAACTTAATAAAAAGCTCCGCAGGAAATTTTCAGATTTTGCTTGAGGGTGCGCTCGTATTTAATCAGGCATGGGGGCCTTCGACGAACACCTGGTATCACGTTGCTGTCGCTCGCTCAGGAACGGACTTGAGAGTCTTTATTGACGGCGCACAGCTAGGGAGCACAGTCACAGATTCGACAAACGTTACAGGAACAGGCGCGCTCCTTATCGGGATCAATGACGACTTATCAAGCGTTCCTTTTAACGGCTGGCTTGATGAGATTCAAATCATTTCTGGATCAGCTGTGACTGAAGCCGATTTTACAGTTGCCGACAAGCCCTATAAATCGTGCCAGAGAAAAGCGATGTTTTATTAAAGGAGAATTTTGAGAAATGGACAAAAACAAGTCGGATCAATTCTTTATGCGGGCCAAAGACCTGGTTTTGATTGTTGGGGCAATTGCGGGTTTAGCAACAGCCTCGAATAACTTTTTGAGCCTTCCGCAAACAGTGCAGAGGCACGACTCGGAAATTAAAACACTTCAGCAAATCGTTTCTGAATATAAGAGTGCGAACGAGCTGACCGTCCAGGCGCTTCGTCAGGATATGGGTTATTTAACCCGGAACGTGGAAGAAATAAAACAAATCGTCAAAGCCGCGGTTTCGCATCCGTGAATCTATCAAACGCTGACTATCATAATTTAATTTTCGATGTAAAGCGGTATTACGCTGCGCTGCGTCTTAAAAAGCAGCGTCTTAAAATTGAATTAAGAGAAGTTGAGGCAACGATCCGGGATATCGAATACAGGCACAAAATGAAAAGGGAGGACTGATGGGATTCGCAGAGGGAATCGTTAAGTTTCAGATCAAGAAAAACCTCTCAAAATGGGCGAAAGGGTTCGGGACAACGGCCGTTTCGATTCTTGTCCCATTCCTTGCCGAAAAAGCCGGACTGAAACTCACTGAAGAACAACAGGCGGCTTTGGCCGTCGCCATCGGGAGCGCCATTGTCGGATTCGCAAACGCCCTCAAAACCAAATACCCCGATAAATTCGGCTGGCTCTAAAAAGGATCG